ATGTCTGGACTTATTAATCCACATGCGGCCCCGGAAGAAGCAGCCTATGCGCTACTGATTGAGCTCGTTCGCGCCCAGCGCGTGCCGCAATATGAAGGCGAAATTTCCGGCCTGCTGGCGATGTACGACGAAGCCGTTAAACACTTTAAAGAGAAAGAGACCGAGCGTTAGGCGTGGACATCGTGGTGCGAGGAAAGTGTGACGCCTGCGGAAGCCGCGCAGGCGTTGGCTGGATAGCGGCTTGGGTCATCAGCTGCCGCGGTAGGTAGAGTATCCGTACTGACTGAGCAGCAGCGGGATATGCAGTTTTTGATTTTGCTTTGTGACATTGAAAATAACCGGAATCACCGGGAAGAACGTATTCATATTTTGGCTTTTAAAATAGTCACCGGTTTTAAACGTCACTTTATACACCCCCGGCTCCATATTCTCCGCCTGCGGATAGAGCGACTTAATCCGCCCATCGGCATCCGTTTTACCGGTGGCGATATGCTGCCAGCTCTCCCCCTGCTGTTTATCCAGCTCAATCTGCACCCCCGGTGAAGGGAGCCCGGTTTGCTGATTAAGAATGTGTACGCTGAGCGTCCCCTCTGGCGCCGCCAGCGCGCTGAAGCTGAGCAGAGAAATTACGGAGGCGATAACTAATTTCATAATCGTGACCTTATTGGGCAAGTGAAAGTGCCCTAACTATAGTCAGCGCGGCGGGGAAAAAAATTAAACTTTTTGTTATCAGTTTGAATTGATGGGTACTGTCTCCACACACAACACGCTGAACCGGTTTCCTCGTAAGAAGAGGAAGTGTCTTATGAGTAGGTAGCCCCGTGCTCTTAGTAACAGGATACGGTGACACTAAGTCTATCAGGCAGGGGAAATAGATTTGCTGGGTTCAAATATCACAAGGTAAAAAGATAAACGCCGTGGCCTCTGCCGCCTCTACCAGAACAGTGCTTACTGCAAATGGGCTGCAGTATTCGAAATAATCATTTAATATTATTTAAACTACTATTCCAGTGTAAGTAATCACCTGGTTCAGATATTGATCGTTATCATTGATTCTCTTGTCGCCACGCCTTAACCATCTCCTTTGTTACCTCTTTCTTGTAGCAAATAGGTGAGTACCCACCAGCTTTGCTCCAGGCACTGCGGCCACCGCACGAGCTGCCGTTCCGGGCGGTATTGAAGGGACAGGCACAAGTACCGGGGTAGGATGCGACAGAGTCATCAATAATCCTTTGACTGACCTGATCATCGCTTAAGGAATTCGATTTGGCGATGGAAATATCTGATGCAAAGACGCACACAACAGCGAATACGGAGATGGCGACGAATTTGATGTTCATTCGGATCTTTCCAGGCAGTGGATGAACATCGAGGGTATGCTTTCAAATAGTGTTCAATATTGATCTATAACAACTGTACTTCACGCCAGCTTAAAATGCGATAGTTAACCCAGTCAGACAGAACCTAAAGCTATAATGACTATTAGCCTGTTACCGGCAACATATTTTCACATTCCTGCAGAGCGCTTATTCTGCACTCAGCTATAACCAGCACTAACCATTCTGTTCGATATTACAGAGCAGTAATGCTGTACTCTGACTGGCCATCGTCCGACAGATACTACAAGACATTAGAATCATCGAAATGGTCCGTCGATATGCTCACCTGGCACCTAACCATTTAACTGAGCACGCACGTCAAATTGACTCAATTTTTGCAAATTTTTGCAGAAGATGTCCCAAATATGTCCCACAAGGAAAAATCAGCGACTGGAGGAAGTTGATAAGTGATTGATTATTAAATGGCCCTACAGGATTCGAACCTGTGACCTACGGCTTAGAAGAAAGTAGAGCGTTAAATAACTCACTGTAATCACACATGTTTACCGCGTTCGCATCCGGTTTTGTGTCGTTTCGTGTCGTTTGAATACATCCCTGTCTTTATCGTGCATTCCTTTCACGCCACATCTACGACACAGAAACCACGAGCTCTTCCACTCATCGACAGCAACTAAACAACCGCATTGTCCTGGCGCACATCGCAGATAGTAAACGTCACGCCCCCGATGACAGTAACATCGTCCAGGGCTTCACCCTCGATCGCTTCGCCATCTTCGGTAATCAATGACTTTCCTCTCAGCGTGGTAAGCTCCGTCCCGCCGCCGTGCTGGATCAGAACCTGACTACCCTGCTTTGGCTTCAGGGAGATATCCAGTACAACGTAACCGCCAGACCGTTCGAAGAGCAACGTATTAGGCCCAACATTGCAGATCGAGTTGACAGACAGTCGCTGCTCGACGTAGTCCGTCGCGGGTGATGGAAAGCCCACGATTACAGCCCTCCATTCGGGTTGTAAAGCTAGAACGTGCGATCGTCACCTTCCTGAGTTGAGACGTCGCGGAATGTTGTCACGTAGACCTCTATCCACTGATTAGCCTGCCGTGGCGACCAGTGCCAGTTATATCTCTCCAGTTCCTGCAGAAATCGCCTGGTGGTGAGGATGCGCTTTCCGTTAGGCAGGATATCTATTGCGTTCCGGCAAGCTGTCTCGATTTCGTATAAACGCGGCATACTTCCCCCTATCAAATGTACTGTATATAAATACAGTAAACGCGTGTATGCAGCAGATCAATATTGGCAGTGACTATCAATGATCTGCACAGACGTAACGCATTGATGCCTCAATTCGACTGGCTACATTGAGCAGGGAAATATTTATAAATCGTCTTCACCCCCTCCTATTACATCGGCTACCGACCCAATGTTTTAACTGCTCAGACCAGAAATATCTGGAAGCTTTAGGCATCTTCTTGGAAGATAGATGAGCGCAAAGACGCACACAGCAATGATGTTATGTAGTATTTTCCCCTTGAGTGTGCCTGCTCAAGGGGATTTTTTATCGCCGTATTGTACTGGAAATCGTCTTCACTCCCACGCCTGTCACATCGGCCACACGCTACTGGACGGGCGCTTAGTCCGGTATGTTTCTCGCGCTACTACTGCTTACGTTAACGTCTGGTAATGATCTAGCGGCGCGACGTAAAGCGGCGTTGAAAGCAATTATAGTGACCGGCCGGCGATGGTACTTCACACGGTTAGAATGACTCTGAAATAAATAAACATCTTCTGGATAGCGTTCTCTTCTACGAGCAATCATCGCCTCTACTGGAGGGGTTGATTTAACACGTAGCTCCTTCAGGTGGCCCTGTTTTCGTATCAGTATCAAGTCACCATCAATATCATCATATCGAATACTCAGCAGCCTTCCAGCGCTTAAACCCGTGTGAAAAATTAACGCCCACAAGTCAGCCCATGTATCTGAGATGGAAACAAGATTGCTGTTAATAGTTAAAAATTGCTCAAAACTTATTGTTTTCTTACCGTTCACGAACAAACCAAACTGTTTTCAAAGCTGAATGAATTGATTAAGCCAAACGTAACATATCAGGAAAAGTAGTGAAATCTTTGTCTTCAAGTCGCCGGGAGGTACTTGTAGATTGTTTTCACGTCTACACCTATTACATCAGCTACCTGCTGCCGGGTTGCGCCCGTACTCAACATCCTGCGGCACCGCTCCACCACTTCTTCAGTCATTACCCGGCGGCGGCCACCGACTCTCCCTGGCACGTGCGCAGCACCGAGGAGATCCTCGCCTCGTTCTGATTTATATTGGGCTTCCCCAGTTGGTGCACCCGAAATGGGTGCGCCTTGGCATCACCAGCCTTGAAGAGTATGCCCGCCACTTCAATTGCGTGACGCGGTAAATTTAAAAATCGACAAATATCGTCCAGGAGCGCCATTTTTAATGGCTGGAGATAGCAACCAATATGCGTTGTTTGCAATATTTGGCGAAATTCACTGATTTCATATGCCCCACCCATGCCCCAAGACGCCTGCCACGCGAAATCTTCCACCAAATTACTGAAACTAAACAACAGCATTGTCCTGGCGAACATCGCAGATAGTAAACGTCACGACCACCTGCGCGGAATAACCATGCGGCCGTCCATATGTAGCACGGCGATTTTTATTGCATAAAATAATGCACTATGGGATATGGGAATATCCGCATAGTGCAAAATTAACTGATTAGGCTACCGGGTAATACGCCAGGCGAGATGTAATGTTTTCTCCCATGTTGATGTTGAGGTTTGCCAGGGCCAGAGCGTTGATCCCGGCATCAGCAGCATTACTATTGTGACCGCCACGTTGTGCGTAACCTATGACAGATGTGTTAATAATGAAAAAGTCGCTATCGGTGGACAGGAAAGGATAGAGGCCCAGGATCTGCATTTTCTTCAAGGCCAGACTGGTAACTGCTTTCCCTGTGCTGTTCACGATTGTTGCCGTCTGGAACCGCCCACTGGTTAACGTCAGCGTGTAGTCTGCAGCAGACGCAACGCTACCCGATTTTAACTTAATGCTGTTGGCCGTTGTACCTTTGCCATCAGGTAGAATTAACGACCCGTCTTCGCCATTGATAGCCAGCCAGTCTGCAGACGTATCCAGCAAATCACGGGCAGAACTGGCCGCATTATTATTAGCTAGAACCTGTAGTTCACCGTAGACGCAACGCAGACCACTTACATGTTCGTTTGCATTTCCGTTCAGGTCTGAAATCCCATTATACGCCAGATTGTGACGAAAATCAGTGGGGCCAGATCCCGTGTAAATGAGTCCTCTCCCACTGGTGGTACCAACCGGCTGACCGTCAACGCGAATACCGTAAAGTGACGGGTCAGTGATGTCGTATCCGGTCCAGTTCGCCCCTTTTGGATACTGCTGGTTTTTCCATGCCAGGCACTGTAACGCCGACCACTCTGCGTTAGTTATTGCATGAAAACCGGGACCGGATGCCCTGGCAGTTTGAATCGCATACGGCAAAGAAACCACACCTCTGGTCGGTACAGAGTATGGCTGCGAAACCATCTCGCCATCAATAACCCGCATCTGGTACGTGCCGATGAGGATCTGTGAAAACTCTTTATCATCGACAATAAACGCCGGGTGCGTCCCGGATAGCGAACTGTCGATTTCAGAAAGGTCGAATTTAGCCAGCACGTTCATAAAACACGGCTGACCTTTCTTTGTGTAAACAATCGTCTGGAGACCACCAGAAGCAGCCTCTACCGACTGACGTAATCTGTCTTTAATAAGGATCGTAGCCATTTATAATCGCCTCTATTCATATGAGAAATACTGATCGAGCCACACCATACGTTGGGTTAGCCATGACAGTAGCTGGTCGTTACTGGTGATATCTTTTGACGGTAGCCCCGTCCATTTAACTAACTCCCTTTCAAACATGTCTATTGTATATTTAGACTGCAAATTCGTCATAATGCGTGAAACATTCCCGACAGATAACACACCGGAGTTGCGTAATTGCGCGTAACGGGCATTAATATCCGACCCGATAGCGGTGTAAACTTTGCCCCAGAACTCCTTGTTACCCGGCAGGGCAAATCCTTGAGTAAGGGGATTGAGGGTTGGTCCGTAGGCAATAGCGCGCCCGGACGCATTCAGGCCGAACGTGGTGTCCAGGTCATAGGGCATACAGAACCATTTCTGTGCATCCCATGTCATAAACAACATGTTCTTGTTGTAACAATCCACCGCACATAAAAACATCATCAGAATGTAATAATCTGACACATTCATTTTATCCATGTGCTCTGGAAGGGCAGCTGAAAAATCGCTCTGGGGTAATTGCGCAAATGCCCGCCAGACATCGAGATACCCGTTAACCGTGGCAGTGACACTAGATGGCGCAGTGACCTCGCAAATATTCGGATTAGAGATATCCAGTGTTCGTATATCACAGTTCTGAAACTCCAGGTAAATCTGCTCCGGGATGTTTTTGGCGATATTATAATTCGCTCTCTTTTTGCCGGTCATAATGTCCCCGACCCCGTAAAAATCCGAATTAATGTACACAATGCACGGGTAGCCTTTCGGGATGCCGGTTGCGCCAGTATCGACTGCGGCCAGTCCGGTTTTTCCAACGTAATAGTGATCAACCTCTCGCCGTGGCCAGGTATCACGGGTATCCTGCATCTGAGTCCACAGGGTATAACCGATAAGGTTGCGGCTGTGCGTGGAGTCGATATAGTTCGCCTTATAAACCCATTCACTGAATGCAAGTCCGTCACCGATTTTCAGCTTCATATCGGTTGAATATGCCTCATCGGAATAAAAGGCGATGGTTAAATTCTTTTTGGGATACCCTGCCGATGACGACCCCTGAACAGCAATTGTGCTGAACGCTGTCAATGACACCCCATCAATATCGATCTTGCATCGCCCCTGGTATGCCCCATCGGCCTTTGATGCCGGCACGCCTTGAGGGGATGTAATATCAATCCGCACGATTCGTGCCGGCGCGGGAAAGGCATAGATACCGTCCGTGACTTCCGTTGCACCGGCAGAACCCCCACCGCCAGTGGTGCTCGTGTCCAGTCCATCAAGTTTATAGAGTTCTGACGCCAGGAGACTCAGATTGAGCAATGACTGCAGCCGGGCACCGTCTAAATCCCTTGCTGACGGGGCCAGGTTAATTGCATCAATGACAATCTGCAGAGATGTGCTCAATGACTGGATGGCATTCCTGGTCTGGCTGTCCGACACCCCAAGAGAAGATATCGTTTCACTGAGCACCTGTATCGCAGTATTTATGTTTGAAATATTATCCTGGCTTTCATTCAGTGTGCTTTCCTGAGAAAAAATAATTTCAGATATGACCTGTAGTGATAATGAAAGATGTTGTAGGGCGGTTATGGCGTTCTCATTATCATTTGTTATCTGGCTTTGTGTCTCCGCCTGAATCTGCTGGCCCAGATAAATGCGCTGCAACCAGTCTGTCGCCTGCTGGGTCTGTTCTGCAATATCGTCAACAGCCTTCTGAGAAGGCATTTTCCGCCCGGTTGGCTGCAGAGTTCCGGCGTTATTGATTACCTCTACTGCAAGTGCGCTGTCATCCGGGCTGCGGTAATACGTGGTAGAACCCACCGGGATATTCGCTATGTCTGCCTGAGCATCAGCCAGCGTCATATACTGCCGGCTGAGAGGGATCAGGTTCTGGCGGGTTTCTTCAATTTCGTCTTCGTTTTTCTTTAATACGCCTTTCCAGGTTGGTGTCATAATTCCTGTGCGTGTCTCGACTTCCAACTCCTCGCTATTCAGTATTTCATCCTGAACATGGTTATTATCCCAAACATCAGGCATAGCAGAAGACGGGACTGGGTTACCCGTTTTATATAAAGCCATTATTGATATACTCCGGATTAATCAGGCGGAACGGTACCAGCCCATCAGTTTTACATAGGCGTTGGTAATATTTAATGCGGTACCACTACCCATGTTCTCGGTATTACCGGAAACACTGTGGCTGTGAGAACCCAAGGCAACGCTATGGGTATGTGCCCCACTCGTTGATGTAGTGCCAAAATCAGTACCGCCATTAGAGCCCACCGCCTGATCTGAACCACCTTGTTTCTGCATTGAGCTACCCCATCCGTGTGAGTGCGCTCCCTGGCTGTCGGTAGTTTTTGTGCCCAGATCGACTGAAGCAGCAGTTCCGGTAATACTCAATGCCTGTGCAGGTAAGTTTGCTTTGGCCAGAGAAACCGTATCCGCTCCCCCTGTACCCAGAACATCCGATCCATTCTGAAGTCCAAGTCGAATTGTTTTGTTTTCTCCGATGTAATTCCATACCGTCCCAGGGAAAAGTGTGTTGGGGTTTTTGTTCTGAGCGAAGAACAACACCGCGCCCACCGGGTATACGGAATCAATTTGTAATGAGGTAAGGGCCGTTAATAGCTGTGCCTTTAGCGCAACTGTGTCCCCGTTATCGAGGACATCCTCGGCGGTTTGCTCCAGAATTATCTGCCCCAGAACGCTAGCCATTACGGTACCCTGTCGCAGCGCTTTGTTGATCTGCTCAGAGCGGGCTATCCCCGCAGTAAACCCGGTGGACAGAGCTACCAAATTTTCCCAGTCTGTTTGCGAGGACACGTGTGCACCTGCACCAACGGCAAACGGCTTAAAATTATTTTCAGCCATCAGAATGTTTCTCCCCATGCGCCGGCATCAAAACCCGCGATGTAATCGTTATCGGCATCGAATCCAAAAAATTTATATCCGTTGGATGGTGTAATTGTTTCCCTTATTCGTACCCCGGCAGCTTTCACCGTCAATAACCCAGCGCGAATGACAAAAACAAATTCAGCAGGAAGTTTGTCTATCGGGTTTATATCGTAGCGTGATGGCTCATATCCTTCGGGTAGCGGAATAAACGGGCCGTGGTTAATTGCAGAGTCAAATATCAACCGGTCAATATTGGGAATGATATATTCATCATCCACGACGATTAAAACCGATATCGACATATCCTGATTGTCCAGGATAATCATTTTTATACCCGTGCCTTCAAGCGCCGTTTCCAGAATATCCGGCAGCGTGCCGTTCTGGCCGTTCCAGTTGTTTATCCCTATGCGGGCCTTGAGCACGACGCGATAGACATCATCGCTGAGATACGTCAGCGCGTCAGTGGACTGGTAAGGGCCCAGCCAGATCCCCTGATCCCAACCGACACGCTCTTTATCCCACTGCAGGAAAACTCCAGTAATGGGTGCCGCTACCGCTCGGGATACGCCGATCCACTTGCCGAGGATATCCAACTGGTCGCCGACTGCGGTATCAACATCAAAAGCGGTGATTAACCCTGACGTAGCAGTAGAAACATCAATCAGCGGCCGCGTCGATAAATCAACGTGCTCGACGAACTTGGGCTTTCCGGCGTGGTAATTGGTGATCAGGTCGGTGTATTTGCTCATGGCGTCACCACCAGTGCGATGTTATCCACGCTGCAGGATGCCGACTCATCATAGGCAACCACCAGGTTAGCCGCGGCTACATCATCGGCAGAGCGCCCAATCAGCAGCTCCATGATGTCGTAATAGCGCGCGTTACCGCCGCTCACGACGCCCAGGTTAGCCGGGGAATAAACGCGGCTCAGCAGCACGCTGTCACCGATGGCCAGAGAGTTGATATACGAAGCCACAGCCGCTTTGATCTCATCGCCGACCTCAGAGCTATAACCCGTCAGTGCCTTAAGCGTTATCGACACATAAACCGGCACGTCAATCGGGCGGGAAAAGCGAATTGTGTAGGGGTTGCCGTATTTGTCGGTAACTATCACCGCAGTCGTACCATACGTGGATACGCCCTGCCCCTTAACGCTGCGAATGGTGTTTGCGATCGACGTCGCATCTCCGCCCTCGACGATTGCCGAAATGGAGTGTGCCGGCAGTCCGTTAGCATCGGTAGTTTCAGTATCGTTCTCAAACAGCTTGTGACGGGTCACGCCTTCAACGTTGGCAATCGCTCCATCTACCGCATCAAACGGCGTGAGAGACGCCAGCGCGACACTTTGCGACTGCCTTACGCGTAGCTCTGCATCGGTTTCCGCCGCAACGCCTACAGTGGCCGCCAGCGGGTTAGTTACCGAAGCCCATCCGCGCGTAGGTGTGTTGATGCCGTTTACTGACCCTGCTACCGCGGCAACCGCACCCGAGTTCACACACGTGGCCGTAGCTACCACAGTACCGTCGGAGCCAATGACCACCGTTGCAGGCAGATTCCAGACCACACTATTCGTGTCCCGTACCGAGCCATTGGTAATGGTTGTACCGACCGTACCGGTAAGCAGCAGGTCGACAGTTGAATTTGTCGCTGCGCGCCGGGTGATGCCGTTAATTTTGACGTTGCTCGTCAGTGCGTCACCCAGGGCCGTCGCCGGCGAGAATGACCTGTAAACCGAGATGGCCGTGTTATTGGCGTCGTGAATGGCCAGCGCCACCAGCGCTACCATCTGGCCGTCTTTACTGTCAGGCTCCAGATAGGCATCACTGCCGTAGATCTGCTGGAAATAGCCGGTGATGGTGTCAAGAACGGTCTGATAGTCGGGCGCACTTATCCCCTCAGCGGTTACCGTTGCCGATAAGCCGAGTGTGTCGAGGTCCAAAGACATTACGCCTCCGAGGTTACTGTGGTTGTCCCGTAGATGGTTTCTACCGTTGCTGTGAACGTTACACGGCGCGTGGTACCGTCAACGGTGGTGTTAAATGCAGTGATTGAGCTAACCCCCTGCGTTTCGAGGATCCGCTTACGGATAGCGAGGTTGTAGGTATCCGGCTTTTGCTTACCCAGAACGGACTGAATCCATGGCGTACCTTCTGTGGTGTCCAGAAACCACTGACCGTACCAGAGCAGGAAGCGCGTTTTAATGGCCTGCGCGACAGCCTCGGGTGAGTTAACCAGCCAGGTATCATCACCCTGACCGAAGGTGTAATCCCCATCGTCATCTTCTCGACGGTATCGCATATCACACTCCCCCAAGCGGATCGGTATCACTTCCACCATGCTCAACGCCACCATGCGTATGCTTATCAACGATTGAGCCATCCACCAGCTGCAAGCGCCCGTCTGAAAGAATTTTAAGCCCATTCAGGTTAAAACCTCCCGGCGCCGTGCCGTTGATAGCTCCGCTGGCAGGATTAAGGCTCAACTTTGTTTCCCCGTCATCGCTGCGCAACTCTACCGCGCTGGTGCTGATGCCGCTGATTTTCTTCGCCTGCGACTGCGGGCCAACAATGCAGAAGGCATCGGATAAATCATGCATGCGCTCGTCTACCGGCTCCTGAATACCTCCGTTTTGCCACCAGAAATCAATACAGCGGTCCGCAAAGATAACAAGGCATTCATCACCAGCTTTAACAGGAAAAGTCAGCGTGCAGCCTCCGCCGCGAGGGAAAACGACAGGAACATCTACCAGCAGCGGATAATCATTCGTTAATTTGTTTCCGTCGTTATCGCGCTCGATGTAGCGGATCGCCGGCTGCACCACGGCGGTCACTGCGTCAGGATCAAAAGACTGGATGATGCCGGGCATTGCAACGCGAAGTTGTTCGTTGAGCGTCCTTCTCTCTGACGCCAGAACCTCCGCAAGCGCCCCGCTGCGGGTTTTATCGGATATTGCCATTACCTTACTCCAGGCAATAAAAAACCCACATGAGTGGGCTTTTTATAGAATTTTGTAATGCCTTACGGTTTCGGAATTATCACCTCAGCCCAACAGCGGCAGTAACCGTTAGGACATAATTTTCCTTCTCCTGGGTGACCTGTTTTTGGAGGCCTTGCCCAAGAGAATGTTTTCCCATTCTGCTTATCGCAATTTGGGCAGCAATCAGAACCACGCCAAATATATTTTTTAGAACCGACTCTTTCAGCCTGGATTTGCGTGGCTCTTGCTGACTTTCTAAAATCATCACCCATCAATTTTTGATATGCGATTCCATCAGCAAGCATTTCCTCCTTGCTTCTTCTACGCCCATTTTTAGGCTTAGACTTAACCTCAGGACGACGATAAGAATAATCAATGCTATGGATAAAGTTATCTTCTTCTTTCCGCTTTTTAGCTTTCTTATGGTTATTCCATCTAGTAACAATGGCTATTGCTAAAAAGAAGAGGATAATTGCGAAAAATTCCATAATCACTTCACCTTGACGCAGGGGAAGGATCCGATAATCTTCGGCGCATCCATGCTATTTTGCAAAAGTTGGACGTTAAGGAAACGCGTATCGGTGCCAGGGCGACGGATGTACTCGAATCCGTAGTTGTTACCATCCTTAGCTGGCATGAGCCCCATGCTAGCCTTCATTCCGTTGCCATTCCCTAGAGTTTTAATTTTCTGAGAGGTAACTGTTTCACCATTAACTCTGAACAGTGCATCTGGAACAAGCTCTAATTTGTAACCACCGCATTGCAATGTTATGCCACCAGGGTTGGCCGCAAAAGCTACCCCTGGAAGGCAACAGAGCGCGATAAGAATCCACTTTTTCATTATCACCCTTCTCGTTGTAAAGAAGACGCCGAACGAAGATCAGCAGCACCACGCGCTTCACACATCATATCCATGTACCACGCCTGGCCCCTTGTGTCGCCAGTGTACATAATGCCACGGACAATATAAACGCCGTCAGTCGCAATACTGGCAGGCTGCGCAGTTGTGCCTTCAATTGTGATGTTTCCGTTGTTGTTCTGGTCAGTGATACGCCCTTGCGTCATGGCGATATCGTTATTTCCCAGTACGGTACGGAATACAGAAGCCTGATTCAGCTCGATCAGGCCATTAACACGGATGTTAGGGTTAATCAGGCAGCGGACGTTAACGCCACTACCAATGGTCTGCTGAGGCATACCCACAAGGCCGGTGGCGCTGTTCAGTTTAATAGCTTCGTGAACAACCTCATTTTTCGCCACCATTTCCCGCTTACCGTCGACAAACATCCAGTCAGCCTTGCATTGCTCTGCGACGTTATCCATCAGATGCCGGGTCATACCAAAAAGTACCCTGCCGCGAGGAAATACCGTTGCAGGCATAGCAGGGGTATTCCCTTCCGTGGCCCCGTTAGCGTTGAAGTCCTTCATGAGCACGGCATTGACGTCAGAGACCGTATAGCCAGCCGCCAGCGTCTGCGCAGTGATCGAGGTAGCGAATGCCCGGTCAGAATCAGCCGCCTGAATGAGGACAAAGCTATCAACGGGGTTATCTTTCCCTGTGATGGTGTACCGGATTTCCCCGTCGAAAATCAGCCCATAATTTCGACCGTCCATCTGCCCGACTTCATCGGGGTTTACTGTCCTGGCGACGCCTACCTGACTAGCGGGAACGTCAGCTGCAATGCCATCGTAACCAGCGATAACCCTAATCCGGGAGAATTCCTCACCGACGATCCGGTTTACGGTATCAGCTGAAAGGTTATAGATTTTGAAAGTACCTACTCGCGTTTCGCTGCTGAGGTTAAACCAGTCGATAGTAAAAGTGACCTTGAAGCTACCAAAATCAGTAGCGTTCCCCTTCGAATCGACTAACTGCAATTCGAAGTGCCGCATCCAGTTCTGAGACATTTTTACTCCGTTACCGCATAAAGATGGCTGTAAATCCCCAGATCGGCCTCAGTGGGATTTTCGCTGGACTGGTTGTCACAGCCAACATAAAGCGAAAAGCCAAGCCCGAGATAGCGATACTGCGCCAGCAGGTCGGCGCCGGTGATAAGCGGGATCCCCTTTATCAGGTCCGCACCGCTGCTATCCATAATATCCAGACACCAGAAAACAGCACGCCAGGTCACAGCCATTTGCAGACTTTGACCAGCCACGGATATGGAGAATCGCTGGTTTTCCGGGGAAAGAGGGATTTCGCTGATCGTCATTTACCCTCCTGCTACAAAGCCACTTAACCGGCTCAATATTGATTCATTTTTTTGCACAGGCGTTTTCACCCCGGAGTTTTGCACGGCGGAGGTGCTCGCCCCTAACTTCATATTGGACTTTGGAGCCACCTGCGTGGTGGTTGTGCTTGTGATAATCACTTCCCGGAGCGTCAGCACGGCAGAGAGAATATTTTCCGACGTCCTGTCGGTAGTGACCTCAAGCGCACGGATCAACATATTGGTGTAAATCCGCTTACCGGTCACCACATCTAAAGGCACCCTGCTGCTCTGCAGATTTAACAGCTCCTGATAAGTCTCCTTCGGGCCAATACCTACGCTCAGCCCGAGCGAAGATGTATCTACAAAGTCAAGTAAGGAACCGCCACCAGCAAAACCGACCTGCATTACCACTTCCGAAGGACGTCGAAATGCATGGTCGGAAATTGCTGCGCCAACCTCTACGGGATGCTCGGTTATTTCAAGAGAGTCATCGTGCTTTTCTGAAATAACAACACTGGGGACTATCAGCCCGATCCGCCTGCTCTGCTGCTGAAAGAGAGTAGAAAGAATATCCATCATCCTGCTCCAGTTTGGTTATTTCTCAGCACTCTGGCATTAGCATCAAGCTGGCGGCGACTGACTTCCTGCCCAATTTCCTGAGCATTACCACCATAGATGTTGTAGGTGTTTTGCTGATTCACCTGCGCTCCAGCAGCCTGATGGGCAAGCGGGCTATTCCAGTTCGAATACCCCTCTTTGCGGGCCATAGACTGCATGAGCATAGCCATCGTATTGGGGTCGGACAGGTTTAATGCTGCCGTCGGCGATACCCCCATCCAGCCAGCAACATCACGGGCATATTTGGCAGGATCGTTGTTATCGGCCGCAGGTGCCCAGGTGCTGACGATATCCATGATAGTCTGCAGGCGGCGCCCGGTCGTTTTACCAGTAAAGTACCGCATGAGCTGGTTTTTCATGGCCTCCCAGCCTTCCAGCGCAGAACCAAACGCACGAAAGCCACCACCGCCTACGGGCCGAATATTGCCGGGGTTATTGTTGCGATCGGCAAGCGTGTTCTGCTCATGCTGATACCAGCCGCCATCACTGAAACGGGATTTAACCTCCTCCCAAAATCCCAGAACTTTACCTCGCGCATTGACTGCGCTACTGGTAACACCAGGAAGGGCGTCAGGTTGATCGCTACCTTGTTTGAGAAGAGCCTTGCCAATACTTGCAGCATCCGACCAGCGACCGTCCTTGATAGCGTTAAGCAGGTCGCCGATCATACTCAGCATCTTGCTAAACTCACCCATCTGGGTAATGAAGTTGCTGAAATCCCATTTCAAAGACCAGGATTTAGGGTCGATATTGAGCAGCTTTGCCAGCGCTTTTCCGAGATCGAGAACAGTCTGTTTCAGGTCACCGACCATCTTCAGTGCTGCGTCTACTTCAGGCTTCCATTTCCCCCAGTCAATGAGGCTCTTACCGCCCTCCTTCCAGGTCTGGTAATCCTCCCATAGCAAAGCGATGGCAGCGGCAAGACCGAGAACCCACGTAATCGGCGATGCGAGCATAGCGCGGTTGAGCATCCACCACGCTGCGGTTAGCGCTCCAATTAGTTCGATCAGCTGCTGCGACTGCTTATCAAGAGAGTCCCACCAGTCGCTGATACTCTGACCCAACTGGATGAGGCGGTAAATTACCCTGCCTACCATCTCACCAGCCCAGAGAATTCCTTTCACCGTACCGGTTATTGCGCCTTCAATTTTCGGAAAGTTTTCCAGTATCTGGCGGCGCAGCCTGTCGAGAGAGCCAGCAAGTCCATCAGCGAGACTGGAGCCGATTTTATCCCGCGCCATGCCTGCCATCAGCCCAAAGGAGCGCAGCGAGGTCATGAATTTATTAGAGCTGACGGCGGCCACATCGGCGTTATAGCCGATCGCCTTCGCCATCGCGGTGTATTCGCCACTAAACTGGCCGATACCGCGACGCATTGCCATCAGGGTATTTTCATCCAGACCCAGCATCTGAGCGTACTGGTTCGCGCGGTAATACGGCATGCTGCTAAGACGCTGGCCTACGCCAGTAAAGATCGTCGCCATATCCCGCATGTTGCCGCTGGCATCACGCGTTTGAACCCCCAGCCGGTTCAGGAAACCCTCAGCACCGGGATTGTTACGCATGAACCTGGCAAGATTTTCGAGAGAGCCGCGAGCCCCGTCGACACTGCCGCCAACCTGACTAACCGCATACCCAATCTGCTTAATGCCCTCCACCGTCGCGCCTGTGCGCTGAGAGGCCCAGTACAGGTCGTCGAGACCGCTGGCAATTTTCGCGGTGAATGCAACGACGGAAAGCGCCGCCGCCTCAACTTTGACGCCCAGTTCAATCGCTTTAAGCGTTGTCCCGGCAACGACGGCATCGAATTTTCTGGCGCCAGCCTCATCAACTTTGAACCCAAGCGAGATCAGAAAGTCCTTGAGCGTTTCAGCGTTCATTAGCCTCTCTCCATTTCGCTATACGGTTTTCGTTATCGGCTTTCAGGTCCAGCCAGTCATTCATACGGGCAATATCAGCCAGATCGACTGACCCATCTTTCAGGGCGGTGTAAGGGATGAGCCCGGCATCCACCGGGCGCATCAGGAAATCCTCACCTTCTGGCATGGATTCGAGGACAGGACCTATGGCTGGGTAGGCGTCCCGCTGCCGGGGAGTTCTTTCAAAAAATTTCCCAGGCTGTCGGCGACCACCCGCGCCACCAGCTGCAGCATCGTGAACAGGTCGATATCGTCGAACATCAGCGCGCCCTGATCGAAAATTTTCACCCACCCTTTTTCATGCTGGCGCATGACAACGCCCAGGCACGGATGAATCACCGCGTTAACGTCCTCTTCAGGCAGAGCTGCCAGCGTATCGGCAATCTTCGGCAAAACGATATCCAGAGCGTCGAACGCCCTTTTCTCACCGAAAACCAGCTTTCCCTCGCTGTCTCTGACCATCATGGATTTCAGCGTGCCAAAGTCAGAAACCAGCCCGGCCAGCACCGGGAGCAGTTTGCGGCTAACCTTCAGTTGCTGGAAAACATCAAGCTTTGCGGTGCGGTATTTAACGCCTTTGATTTCAAATTCCATCTGTTAAAACTCCCCAAGCAGCTGATCAATCTTGCCGCAGTCAAAGACCCAGGAAACCGTATTGCCGACTTTGGCGTTAGCGTGATCGGGTTGCTTCTGGAAAGCACAAGAACGCGCTGTAGTGGTATCACCTGATACTTTGTTGCGAATGACGATGACGTTATTGCCCCACGTCGCCGATGACAGGCTCTGTGCGTTGTACATCAGCGAGAGCTTTTTGTTTACCGGGGAGGTTTTCAGCAAAGTTACCGTGATAGTGCCGCTCTTTCCGGCGTGCAGGCTGTGCATCACCTCGCCATCGGCGCCGATGGTCATGGTGTTTTTGGCCTCTGTCATTGTGACAGTAATGCCCTCTTCGGCGTTCGCTGAACCGTAGCCAAGCTCAACTAACCCGGTAGGCCCTGCGAGAGAGGCCGAAACATCAAGAAACGAATACGTAGACATCTATGGCTCCTTAGCGCACGACCGTGATTGCGACGGTGCCGTAATGAACGGCTCCGGCCAGTTTCCCGGCAACCTGAATTGGCACACCTTTCCGCGCTTCGCGATCGACCTGAAGCTGGTCATCAACGTTTTCTGCCCAGGTGTAATAGCCTTTCGTCAGCATGTCACCGGTATTGAGCTGGCCAATCGGGCCACCAGTCCATTTACCCGGCGCAAAGAGACCGTTTTGCACAGCCTTATCGAGCACCAGCTCAATGTTGGCGATACGGGTTGTGGTACCGGCGTCGGTCTGGGGGATTTTGGTTGTGCTCGTATAGAGCGTGTTGTAGTCAGCCGTCTGTACGGCGTTCTGCAACCAGTCGAGGCCATGGCGCTCGTCGAAGAAATCGCCGTTTGCCATAACGCCTTGCTCAAGAATCGCTGTATCGTTTTCGTAGTACACGTAAACGTTGCAGTTCTTCGCTTCCAGGTTATTAGCCTGCGAGGTGCCAAGGGTTTCGTAGGTAACGCCCGGCAGCTGTTTAAACTTGAGGGTGATCGTCGTGTTGCTTCCAGTGAAGTCAACAGTAAACGCACGCGCAAACGAGGACAGCGCAGCATAGCGGCTGCTGGTCGAGTACTGGATAAAGGTACGGCTGTATTTCGCTGCTTTCAGCTTGGAAGCCAGATCCGTCGTGGTAGCCGCGTCAAGAATCGTTGAATCAGCCGAGGTAACGCCAAAGATGCGGGATACACTAGCGGCTTCGATAGCCGCCGCCACACTGATAATGTCGGTGTCGGAAGGATAATCAGCTACCGGCACGGCAAGATGAAGGCCATACCATGAATTCCAGTCCAGCAAAGCGTTAACCGCCTGCAGGAGGCTTTCTGCGCTGCCTGTTTCGCCAGTGGCCAGCGTTTTCGCCCAGCGACCGACATACACAAGAGTCGGCTGCGGTTGCTGGGAGAACCAGATAACAGCAGCCGCATACTCCTGGCTGTCTACACCAAAGTCATCGCCGATATCATCAGCGCTGGAGTAAAGGCGCAGCCGCTCAGAAATCGGAATAACAGTTGAGTCGCCCAGGATGAGCATTGAGCCAAAATTGCGCCCCTGCGCGGCCCGAGCAGAAAGCGTCACCGTCACGTTAGCGATACGGTTAAGGGGAAGCCCTTTTTCCATTTTAGTCTCCGGTAACTATCGTGACGTTAGGGTCAACGACAGATTTAACGTTGTAGGTACGGGTGTTTTTGCGGGAAAGGGTCACGGCAAGGTCATACCGGCGCACCCACTGGTTGTTGATCAATTCGGGGAGGTTTCGTATATCATCAGCGCTCACCAGCGACAAACCTGAGATTCGTCGCAACGTATCTGCGTTTTGATCTACAAACATTCCGTCACGAAACCGCGTGGCCATCCCGGAACCGCCGGGGCCATAGAAACAGAAAAGCACCTGGATGCTCTCCCATGACCATTGTTCGCTCTGCTCTTCGCTTACCTGGACATTTGCAGGTGTACCGGGTCGTGAGAGCGTGGAAAAGTTAAACCCGCACCACGTCTCACCATTCGGCGGTATTTTGGACTGTGGATCGGTAAACCGGGGCAATACCAGGTTAACCGCAATCCCTGTCACGCCTCTTACCCAGCGACTCAGTTGCTTTTCCAGCTCCTTATCGTACTCAGGAGCATCCCCGACGGGGGTAAGATACCCAGGCTCTGTGCTGTCGTTACTCAACGGGGTTCCCTCCGTTAAACTCCAGCAGCTCGCAATGTGCCTGCACGAACCCGGCACCGTATCGGGTGTACGGATCGACAAAGGTCACGCGGTACCGTCTGCCGCTGTATAAAACGATATCAGCGTCCAGTTCTGGCGTTGAGTCACTGGCTGGCATCCCCTGAGTTAGCCTGAACTGGGTAACAATGAGGATGGCGCCATTGATGTTTTGCCCGGCGGCCATTCGCTTTGCCTCAAGCGAGCGATCGACGGTTACGACACCAGAGAACGGAATAGCCTGCGCGGTATTGGTCGGAAAATTATCTTCGTCCACCGTCTGTACCTGTCGATAACACACCAGAGACAGGTCGACAAAGTCCGGATCAAGCAGAACATCAGTCACATCGAGAAACGGCATTATTTTTTCCTCAAGACATACTGAATCGCTCTGAAAAGGAATCCGCGGGCACGTAACGGCTTATCGCCGAGGATGGGCGGTTTCATTTCTCTGCGCTTCTTGATGGTCTTTTCAGATAGTGGGGTCAGACGATCGCCTGCCTCAATGACAGCCTTTGAGGCATCACGCGCAATCTGGCCTGCGGCTTCAAGATGCATCGACGCCACATCTGCCTTACCTTCAAGCGCAGACTGAGCGGCCAGCTTTAAACGCTCGGTCGTTTTATCCCGGGAATCCTCAATGCCCATGTCCAGAAATGGCCTTGGCGGCAGAGTAACGGTCTCACCGTCTATCTCTACGGTTGCCCCGGTGGACTGGAGATACCCCAGCTCAGCGTTGCTCAGCGGCGCATCATCGCGCGGAGGACCTGCCGGGATACCAACCAGCACATCAGTGCCTGACAACTGCTTCAGCGCATCCAGAACGCTGCTGTAATTGTCTTCCCGAATTGTGAGCCCGCTTTTCATTCCGGCGTCCCCAGTTGAACCGCTCCGGCACCAAACATCATCAGGTATTCCCAGAACTCCGATCCGTAACGGGAGTTGTTCCAGAAACCGGCATTAGGGTCCAGGGTTGCGCTTGCGTCATAACTGGCTGAAACCTTATCCACTGATTTCGCGGTCTGTATGCCGCTATTTACACCACCAGCAGTACCCACAGCCATACCACGCATATCGGCGGCGTAAAGGTACATGTAGTGCGCAACATACAGCCCGACGATGTAGGGAAAGATATCCACGCCAAAGCGCGACTCACTCAGCATGGCATCAGCAAGATTCAGTCGAACCTGAATCATTGGCGTGGGGTACTTTGTTTCGTCAGCGAACTGCGGAAAGGTTACCCTGAACTGCTCAGGCGTCGGCAGACTTTGATTTCTTGCCATTATTGGTAGTCTCCGGCAATTGCGCTTCGAGTTCAGCAATACGTGCGTCTTTCTCAGCGATTTTTGCTTCCAGCTCAGCAATGCGCGGGTCTTCTGCAATCGCTGGCGCTTCGCCATCCGGTGAACAGTGCGCTTTTACGAACCAGTGATCAGCAACCGTGTCATCGACGTCGTGGAAGCCAACCGGGAAATGCTTTTGCTCTTTACCGTCGTTGAAGTTAAACGGGGAGAGTACGTAAATCTTTTTCATTGCAAGTCCTCATGAGCGGCCCTTTCGGGCCGCCGCAGGTTAGATGCCGTCGACGTAGGCCAGAGTTTCCGGATAAACCGGCTCTACTGCACCCAGCTTGCCGTAATAGGTTACGAGCTGATACAGGCCGCGATACTGGATCGGCACGCTCATCAGCGGAACCATCGGGAAGCGAACGTATTTCTTGTCGTTGGTGTAGAACATCATGCGATCAGAGTTCGACACGCCACGACCTTTCGCCCATTTCACCGGACGGATGTTCAGAGGACGCCCGTTCTGGTGGTATGCGATGGTGTTGGTTTCCAGATAAGTCAGCAGGGACTGGTTACCAGCGCTGGATACGATGGTGCTTGCCAGCAGAGAGAACTGCTCCGGCGGGATCAGCAGGTCCGTCGGCACCATGGAGTAAGCCGAGTTGGCCCACGCTGCACTCAGCCCGGCATTAATGCTCGCCCGGATTTCGTCAGCGGTGGAGGTCGCCCAGGTCTTCGCTGCGTTGGTCGGCGTTACCTGGGTCAGGTTCATCAGGCCTTTAACGTTCAGACCGGAATCGCCGATATAAACCTGCTCGTCCGTGTCCATGTTCCACTTCAGCTGCATGCCGTCGTACTTCTGCGTGTCGATCGGGCGACCAACCTGCGCAGCTGCCTGCAGTTCTGGGACAGTCCAGCCAAGCTCCATACCCCACAGGGTAAGCGGGAAGCCAGTTTTTGCGATGTCGACGTTAAGTCCAGCCATCGCGGTCGCGGCTTTGCTAAGCCAGTTTTTGCCGTTGGCATTCGGCGTACCGGCAGCAGCAAAAGTGGTGTTAGTGAACGAGCTGATCTCGTCAGCAATAGACACGTCTTCACGCAACTGGATATCGCGCGACCAGGTGAAATTCACCAGCGGCAGATTCAGTGTCTGATCGAGACGCTCCAGCTCATGGACAAGAAAGGCACCAGTGCCGTCGACTGTCGCCTGGTCAAATGTCATTGGCATTTGCGATTTCCTTAAATATTGAAGGCCAGCTCAATGTTGCCGCTGGTGTCGCCAGGGCCATTGAAGTAAGCGTTAGTGATCTGGACGGTATTCGAGCCATCAGCGGCGGCAAGGAACGCGCCCAGAGGGCTTGAGGCGGATGGTGTGGCCACTCGCATGTAGACCGGGCCATGCAGCGCAACGCTGGATGCACCCGCGCCGATGTTTACCGTGACGTAACCACGTACCAGGCAATCGCCGGTGAAGTTTTTACCGCTGCCTACCTGCTGGACTTTATCCGGCTGGCTGGCGGTCGGATACGGACGAACGTAAATGCCCACCAGCACCGACGCTGTATCGCTCGCAGCGATTGGCACAAATTTCCCGGAGGAAATCTTGCCGCCAAGGCCGTAAGCGGGGAAAAGGTTGGAGGAGTCCAGCAGTTGAGGTTCAACCGTCAGATCCTGCGGACGAGAAATTGCCCCGGCGATGCCCGCTGGCATCCGGTAAAGAAATGTATTACCCATTGGTTAGCCTCGTTTAGACCAGAATTCCTGCGCGGCCTGATTCATACCGGCAATGGTTTTAACAGTGGTGGCAGTCTGCGTTTGCAGGCTGTCGACGGTTTTGGTATTGCGGTTTTTCGCCAGCTCAGAAACAGCCGTGAAAGCCATATCTACCGTGGCTTTTTTCAGCTTGCTGATATCGGCATCACCGACAATAGAGCGCACCAGAGATTGATCTGCAGAGGCGAGCACCTGACGCTTGAATGCTGTCGGCTTCGCCTTCTCTGGCAACTGGATGCCGGGCTGAATGAGGTCAGCGCGGTAAGCGGCGTCGCCGGTTACTTTGCCTTCCTTCTCGTCCTTCTCTTCCGGGTCTTCATCACCAGTCGATTGTTCCTGACGCTCCATGCCTTCCAGCTTATCCAGACGGGCAATGATGGCCTGCGCCCAAGCTGGGACGTCTTCCTCTGCGTCACCCGTACCGGGCAATACCGGACCAGGCAGCGGATTTTGTGGGGCCAGATTAATGACCACACCGCCAGGCGTTATGGAGGATGTAACGTCGTCATCCCCGGTCATGTTGTCTGGCGGGTTATCGATTAGGTTCGCCATTTCGGCGGCGTCATTGGTTTTACGAGCGCGCACGAGGCGCTCCCACCAATTCTTGGCTTTGTTTGGCATGCTATCTCCAAGTGCGCAACGTGAACCGGCCCGCCCGTTAGGGACTAAAGCCAGATGATTACCGGTTATCGCGTACTGCTCTGCGATGCCCGGCGAGATTTGTCGGTAGTCAGCGTCATAACCGCAGCTCACCTCTTCGTCGCCGTTCTCCACTGCCTGAATGGCCTCAGGCGTTTTGGCAATGACGTCCGCCAGCAGCAGGTCTGATTTACCACCCGCGCCTCGGCGAACGTTCTGGATGTGCCCGTTAGAGAGTTGCCGCCAGTTTTCCGGCGTGACGAAGATGATGTTTCCGCTGAAGTCTTTGGGGTGGCCTATCGTGACGGCCATACCCTCAAACGATGCGATAGTGCGCTCGCTGAAAACTTCTTCAGGCGTGCGCTGTACGGTTATGAGTCCGTGGCTATCAGGCTGCAGGTCAGGCAGCTCCTCAGCGCCATATACCTGCTCACCAGTCCTTGCGATCGGGACGTCCTTAAACAGGACAGACCCATCAGCAAGTTGAAATCGAGTATTGCCCAGGCGGGTTCTAAAGAAATATTTCATGGGTTACCTGCTGAATTGCGGGCACTGAAAAGGCCGCTCATTGGCGGCCTGTTATTTTTTTGGTTCGGGGATCTGCACTTCTGGCCAGCAATCGCAGTTCGGCAGGCATCCGGCGTGTCCGGTCATGCCGTCAAGCGTTGGCGGGTTATCCCAGCGCACAAATTTATCTTTCATTCCTCGGTGCGATGTCCTGGTACCAGCCCCCTTGATGCGCCACCAGTACCCCTCAGAACCAACGGACAGTGCCCGAGCCTGAGTTAATGCGGTAGTGGCGCGGCCTATCTCAGTGCGGGCTATCATCCGCGCCCTGCTGGCCGCCACGTCGCCGGACTGCATGATCATCTCGTAAAGCTGATCTGGGCGCTCACCATGGATGACAGCTTGTATTGCACGCTCCTGAATCTCCCTGACACGTCCGGCCGCCTCTAATGGCAGAGACTTCATGTAGCGAATCTGTCGGTAAACGATATCTTGCGCCACCATGCCCACAGGAGTGTTACCCATCACGTCACGCAGACCAGCGGATATTTCTTCCGAAACAGAGCGCCACTGATTCCACTCTTCACGCTCCACCTGGGCAAACATCTTTCGACCGACCATTTCGGCCCAGTCGTCGATCACCCCGGAGTAGTCAACAAGCGATTTAGCAATGCTCTCAGCGCTTGCCTGTGAACCATCGTAGGAACCCGTGACGATTTGATTTATCTGGTCGACTATCGCCAGTAGGCTTTTCTGATACTGGACCTCCGATCGGCGGCGGAGGGCTGGTTTCAGATTCAGTCTCCTGCCACTGTTTCGCCGCATTCTGGATATCCTCATCGCTAATTGAAGCACCGATGCCGGTAACGTCAGACAGTTCGCGCAAATCGGTCAGAGCAGCAGCCGGCGACATTCCCAAATCACGCACCGCGGTTGCCAGGGCGGTGGTCGTGTTGGTCGCCACCGTGGAGCGATCGGTGTCGCTCATCTGCCACAGGGGGTTAAACTCAAAGGTGAAATCTTGCGGCAACGGCTCGCCAAACTCTGAGCGATGCAGTACATCGAATAACAGGCGGATGTGAGGCCGTAAATCTCGCTCCTGAAGCGTTCCCACGTCGTCGTAGTAGTTCGCGAGGTCAGCGTCACCGGTTGAAAACCCCTTCGGTGACTGGCGGAACAGGCGCACAAGAGGAATGCCAACAGCGCCCGCGATATCCTCTTTAAATTCACTAAGCAGATCTGACAGGCCCGCGAAAGAATAGGAATGTGTTTCAAATTCGTCCTCCGAATCAAACAGGGACATACCCTCGTTCGTCTGGTACTGGCGGACTAATTCCATTTGTTTAACCAGCGCTTCGAATGGCTTACCGCCCACGGCGATAATTTCACGCAGCTTTTTAATCTTTGCCGTTCGCAGGTGCGCCTTGTAGGCAAGCTGGGCGGCGCCGACGCTGGTGCTATCGTAGGAAGTCAGGCGATCGAAGATGCGCTCAACAATGGACATCCCCCACTCGTTTTCGGTGATTTTCTGCTGGTACGGCAGTTTCACACCATCCATACGGATCAGGCGGCTGTGGTGAACAGTCCACGCAGGCAGCCCCTGCGCCGTTGTCACGATTTCATAGAATTCAGGCTTGCCGAGGTTAGGGCCAAGCGCCTTAATGCGCCTGGTGAGCTGCGGGTTAATCATCCAGCGGTCAAGTACAGCCAGACCTTTAAAACTGCCCTTGCCAACCTTATCCAGCACCAGCGGCGTCAGCGGTGCCTGACCTTCAATCAGAATCAGCGCCACCGCCCCGCCATACAGCCGGGACCATTTCAGCGTCTCGTTGATGCAATCCCAAAGCTGAAGCTCATCGAACCGTGATTCCAGAATGCCACGACGTTTCGGGTCTATCTCACTGGTGATTCGCACGCCCTTTTTGGTCATATCGTCCGCTTTCGAATCGACTGCGGCGCCAATAATCCAGGAGGAACGATAAGCCCACTCAATGAGCAGGCGGTTGCGGCTGGTATAGTTCGCCCTGTAGGTTGATGCGGCATGCTGGTTAGGCTGCTGCATACCGACACGGGCAACAAAGTTATCGTACGAATCCGCCGTGGCGACTCGTCCTGTTTTCTTCGCCATGGTGACTATTCTCCGGCTTTTTCGGTACTCGTGGCGGATAGGATAATTTGTTAAAAAACGACCCGATTTAACATAATGACTGTTACCCGCACCAGCCGGATCCCTCCCATGATGAAATGTCCGCCAAAGGCTTATTTATCGGGGTTAAGTGGCTAAAAGCGCGTGAATAAAACATGCATAAAAAGGGTCTAAAAATGAATAGCGTTAATTTTGCGTGAAATGGTTATTTCCAGGTATTTAGCTGTTTCCCAGAGCTTCCCAGATATCCATTGCCGTATCAGTAGGAGCGAACGCCATGATAAAAGCGTCGGCCACGTTCGGCGATGGCACATCACGCTTGGCAAGGTCTTTTTTGCTTTCCACCATCACACGCCCGTTTTTGTCAAAATCGCGGTGTGGGGTGGTAAGTTCCAGCTTGAGCTTTTCCAGCAGCGGGCAGGATGAGTCGATGCTTATCAGCTCATCTACCGGGTACTGCTCGCCGTTCTTTACCGCGTTGAAGGTGTTACGGAAGCGATCCGCTACCAGCCACCAGGCTTGCGCTTTGAGGTTGGCGAAAAAATCCTTGTTCGGGATGCCAATGTATTCGTAGTCCGGCTCATTCACACCAGCGCCAGCGTTGAAACGCTGATAGTTGATGCGGGATGCGTTCATGTTTTCGCGCTTACGATTCTCATTAATTTCTGAGAATTTCGCGCCAGCAGATGCCCCAACGCCGATTGAGTCGTAGACGATATCAGCATCGCGCTCCAGTGCTGCCTGATACGTACGCTGGCAGCTCTTCAGCAATTCGTCTTCTTTCGCCTTCCACTCATCCGCCCAATACACGACGGAGCCGTGGCGATAGACGTTAGCGCACTTATCGGCGCCGCTATCGGCAACGTCGAAGCCAATACGCTTGCGCCCGCTTGGCTCGAAATTAAGGACTTTGTGGGCGTCAACGGCCGCCTCAATCCATGACAGCTTGATAATGGCCGCATCATCATCCGACTCTGGCACGCCTTCGTAGACATGCTTAAACCCATCCGGATCCCGGCGTTTAGCGGCTTCGATAACCTTCAGCATGGTGTCGGACAAAAATGGGTTTTCATCGTAGTTGATTTTGCGTATCAGCGTATCTTCTGGCGGATCGACCACAAAGTTACGCCACACGAAATCAGTCACCAGCCCGGGGTTAAAGATAAACCAGCACTCTGAGCCCTCTTTACGGATGGTAGGCTCCAGTATCTTCCACTGGTATTCCGTCAGCGCGTGGGCCTCTTCAAGCCACAGAACGCTGATACCTTCCAGAGACTTAATCTCTTCAATGTTGCGCCAGAGCCCATAAAAGACGAATTCAGACCCGGTCACCCGGTTAATGATTTTGTTGTTCAGAATGCGGAAACGATGCCGCAGACCAAAGCGGTCAATCTGAATTTTGAGCAGGGTATACACCGACTCTTCAATTTTGTTCTGGATCTGACGTGCACAGCAAAAGCGCAGGCTGTATTTATTCGACAGAAATATGGCTATGCCAGCGGCATCCCACGATTTTGACGATGACCGGCCACCATAAAGCACTTTGTTACGCGCCTGCGTCGTCCAGAAGCTACGCAGGACCGGATTCAGCGTCGGTTTGGATGTCAGAGTAGAAGTCATTGAGGTCACGCTCTCCGTTGCCATCATCAATACCTGCATCACGGCGAAGACGATCGGCCTCCAGCGACACCTTATCAGTAGCAGCCTTGCGATAGTCTGTATCAGCAAATATTTTGCCTACCGTCGCAAGCGTGCCGACGATGGACTCAATACGAACGGTATTGCGCATCATCGCCTTCTCGGCGGCGCTGATATTTTCCATCAACACCTTTCTTTCCTGGTCCCCTTCAGCATCATCCAGCTTGGTCAACCACCGGCCAATATTCTCTGCAGCGACAAGGTTGTTAGCCCGAAGGCGAAATAATTCGTCTTCGAGTGTCAACGCTTTCGCGTCTTCAATGACCTCATCTTTAAGCAGAAGGCGGCGGGCGTAACCACCATGCTTTAACGCCTGCTGGTTGCCGGGTTGGAATGGGTTGGTCGGCGGATCGGTACGCACCCCGCGTATCGGTTTCGTATCTGGTGGAGGTTCAGCTTTTGGTTGCGTACTTTTTTGCGTACGGCCAGCGCTGGCAGGCTTTTCGCTGGTACGCGCCTTACTCTTTTGCGTACCACTTTGCGTACCATTTTTGCGTACCTGCGTACCGCTATTGCGTACCCAATCAAACTTTTTAGCCCTCTTCCTGATAGCCCCTTCAGTAACGCCGTATTTATCGCCTATATCACGGAGACTAAGGACTCCGGCCCGGTATGCCGATTCGATGGCCTCCCAGTCCGGTTTTGCCATAATTTTGTCCTCGCCTTGACATTATCGAGCCACCTCTTGAAGTGGCTCTGTAATACCTAGGCAATCATTTTGATACCTGAGTTTTAGCTATTAGTGATGAATATCTGATCAGCTACATACTGGAGCTGTTATTCTTCAACGGAAGGCCACCACAATTATCTGAAAGGAGTATTTATGTCTGAACTCGAAGAGCGCATTGCTGATCTTGAAGGAATCGTTAGCGACCTGCAACTTAGCGAACATGCATCAAGAATCGCTATCACCATTCTTAGTTCAGTTGTGAATAGCATGTCCCAGACCCCTGGATTGTTAGCTCAAAGCTATGCTGATGCAGCCGCCAAAGCCGGCCCGATAGAGTTTGACTTTCCTACGCCAGAAGGTTACGAAGAGCTTCTTCACCAGCGTGTTCTTTCACTTCTCTCAAAGAGTGAAGAAACCAATTAATATACACATCAACCTTGAGGCAATAATACATATTGCCTCAAAGCCTTCATCCCTACTGCAATCCTCTTTTCCTTTCCGCCTGCCTGATGTCAGCCTTATCACGGTTGCACTGCCCCAGCGCTGATAGCAGTCCTACGCCAAAACACAGGTGTATTCCTCCGCAATATGGTCCGGGTTGCGAAATGATTAACCATATTTAGATACACGATGTATTGTTTAGTCATTAGCTGTTCATTCAGCGCCCCGTTTACTTTTGGATATCCTCTTCGGGGTTTTTTATCACGCCGACCTCGCCATGCAGGAATGGCAATGTAGCCCCGCTACTGACTCACTGCACGGTAGTAGGCCTGCCAACGGTATTTATCTAACCGCAGTTGGCGCAGGCATTGAGCGGTTTCGACGTCTGACTGCAGGTCTTCGTCGCTGTCTTTCCCTGCGTCACTTGCTTTGCACGGCGCCGTCATCAAATCCGGGGATGGCGTTGGCAGCGTCGATAGCTCGCTGGCGCAGCTGCACAGCATCATCGTCAAACCGGCACACAGTACGATTCGGAGACTGGACATATTTCACCACGTCGCGGGTTATGGTTCGGTAGATGACCTTGCCCTCTTCTGTAGCGGCAGCGGCCTTTCGCTCAACTGGCTGGATAGTCTTTTCGGCTTTCTCTTTCTTCTTCGCCGCGAGGGCGTTGATATGGTCAGCGTGAGAATTCCAGCCAGAACGCCATGAGAAAATGCAGGTAAGCAGCAGGATGACTACAGCGCTGATGATTGCGGTTAATCGGCTCATTTCTGCCCCCACAAACAAACTTCACGCTCGATCTCGCGGCGAGTTACCAGGCCTTTCCACTGTTTGCCCTTGGCGTAGGTCCAGCGGCGCAGTTGGTCACACGCCCCCTTCTGGTCGCCCTGGTTGATTTTGCGCAGCAGAGTGGAGGTCTGGAAGTTCCCAGCGCCGACGTTATAGGCGAATGAGTAAAGCGCCCCACGCATTGTTTCGGGGATCAGCTTCTGGATGTATGGGTTAATCTGGCGAGCGACGGCGTTCAGGTCTTTACTGAGAAGCGCACGGCATTCAGCCTCGGTGTACTTCTTGCCGAGCATGATGTCTTTGCCAGTATGGCCATAGCAGACAGTCCAGACGCCTACCACATCCTGATAGGGGTCATAGCGCACACCTTCAAGACCATCGTTACCAGTTGGGCCGGTGATGAGTGCAGAAGCAATGGCTATGGCGCCACCGCCGATGGCAGCGATAACGCTATTCCTCAGTTTTGGCGTCATAGCCATTGAGCCGATCCTCGCGTTCTTTCCGCCGGTAGTACCAGTTCACCCCACAGGTGGTAATGGTGCAGGCGATACCGACAATAATTGCCCAGTCACTTAGGGTCATCCCCGCTATTTTGTCGGCCAAAATCCATACCTCTGCCTTAACTGCCCCGGCATACGCCTTTGCTGAGACACCGCAGCCCGTCAGTGCGGTCCCGGTGCCGTATGAAAGTCTGCTGTAAATGGTGCTCATTTTTGTCATAACCTCACCTCCGTTGATGACGGATGGCGCTGTGCGTAAAAGGGGGAAAGAGGCCCAGACCCTGCGGGCTGATTTATCAACAAAGCACGTCGGGGATGATTCCCGAGGGTCTGGGCATGCTCAATAAAAAACCCGCTCAAGGCGGGAAGAAATACCAAGGGTAAAAGTGACGGCGCGGTAGCCGTAATGGTCCCAAGGTTGAGGGATTGGAGCATCTGGCGGGGATCGAACCCGCATATTCTGGGTGGAAGCCAGACGTAATTACCAAACTACGACAGATGCAATCTGGTTCAGGGCTCTGCGCGGAAGGGCTTTAACGTGTCGTGCAGCACATATCTACCCAAGAGCCCTGACCGGATTGCAGAAATGACAAAGCCCAAGGGGGTTAGCCTTGGGCCTTTAATTTTTTCTTGCTGCTCAGTTCGCTTTAACGTCTCGAGCCTATCACAATTCAAGCACTTTCCGCGCAACTATTCAAGTAAAATCTGTCGCTATTTGTGCCAAACGCGTCACACATTGGTGCGTAAAGCATCGATTCTGCTAAATTTAGCCAAACATCAACCCTGCTCTCGCAAGTCCTCAAGCACCATTCTGGATGCTTTTCGTTTAGCTCTTTTGCCATGGCCTTCTTGCTCATGCGATAAACATACCGATCCTTGATTAGCTTATAGAGAGCTTTATTCCCGGAGCGCACAAGCTCGGTGCTAAGCACTGAATCAATTTTCAATCCCTCCTCGTCAGTACAAAACGCCAGGCCGCTTTTATTTTTACCGCTGAGGATTTCCTTGAAGAAGGCTTCCAACTCAGGTTTGGTAATGCCCGATTTCTTCATACGGCGCAGTGCGTCATTGATGGCAGTTTTCGTTATCTTCCCGGATGCCAATAGCTGGTTAAACATGTTGCCGCCGCTACCGCCTCCAATGTATGACCAGCGGCCCCACATGCGCAGCTTTCCCTGTATCCAGATGCTTTCCAGCGTACGGAGGCGAATCATTTCACCTGCCTTACCAACTTCAGAAGGGTTGATCATACATTCACCTCATTTTGGGTATTGCTCTGTCCAGCAGCAAACTGCGCCAGCGACATAAATGCGCGGTCCTTCGCTTCGAGTTCCGCTCGATTGATGTAACTAAACCGCTCGCCAGCCCATGACTTATCAAACACGACAATGGCGCCAGCGAAAAACGCACTGGTCGGCCTTTGTTTGTCGTCGGCTGGCTTAAACCACTCGGGCAGATCGAAACCAATTCGCCCACGAATAAAGCAGACGTGATCCGCATCTTCCGGCCACCACGTTTCGCTTGTGGCTGACTTCACCAGGAAGACATAGCGACCGCTCTTCTCTCGTTGCGCAGCTGCATAGTTCATGATGTGCGTCATGCCAGTGATGGCTTGCTTTTCGTGGTACTGAGAGCGGCTGTAAGGTGGGTTTCCGTAGGCTGCGCCGCCGATTGAGGAAAGCATTTCCGACCAGTCTTGTATCAGCGCGTTATCTTCTGCGGTGTACCAGACAGGACATTTTGCGTTGCTGTCGTCTGCGAACAGGTCCAGCATCAACGGGCCAAACATCGCGTTAATACCCCAGAACAGCAGGTCCGGAGTTCGCCACTGGTCGCCGACTTCTTTCAAATAGTGATGGGGTGCTGAACGCAGCGCCGTAAGGGCCTCACAGTAAAAATTAGTCATTCACGCTCTCCCCTAACTCCTGGAGTACCTGACTCAGTAACTCAGCCTCAGCACCGAACTTTTCTTCCCATGACTTACGGCCAGCATGAATAGCAACGCCGTAGCCACCAGTACGGTGATGGGCATGGCATAGCGGAATGACATGGAAGTTATCAGCGCGGACAGATAAGCCAGTACCAGAACTGCAGTGATGGATTTCAGCAGGCGATTCGCCGTAATTGAGGTTCCGGCATACGATGCAACCCAGCGCAGCTACGCGGCTCAGATGGAGCTTTTCAGCCTTGGTTTTGGATTTGCTCATATCGCACCGCCATGGTGCGACAGACAAGCAAAAACACCGCGCACAAAGGCACGGCGTTGAATGGAATTACTGCGTTTTTGCGTCATCACTTTTCTCCGGTGATGGCGCGATAGGTTCGGTGTTCAGCCGAAGTGATTAGTATAAATCAGCTTTTCTTCTTCCGGAAGAAGCTTTTGCATTGCTTGTGAGATTCCTCGGTATTTATGATTTCCCCATCCTCTAATGGGGTAAGAACAAAAATCCCCCCTGGCAGACTATCAACGACATAACGCCCCAGAATGCGAATTGCTTCAATAATCTCTTTCTCACTCATTAGTTAGCACCTTGTGATTATTCCATAAATATTGGTTTTTGCTTTTCCTGTACAGGGATGGCTAAAAATGAACTCGCGACGTTCTGGAATACAATGACATATTTAAATCGCCCATCAAGACCCTATTTTCACGGGAAGGGGTGAATGAAAACAAAAATATAAAAACATATAAATTCAATATCTTAAATGAAAGGAAAAACATAAAAAAGTCATTCACATTTTTTCTCTGGCGCAACCCCCTATTTCACTCAGATAGAAGAATTTAGCCAATTTCAGGATTTAATTAATTACATGAAAAATTGAGTAGCAGAAAACACTACCGCGACAAAGAATGCACATTTTGTGTTGTGCGCAACCCCTTATTTAACCCAACTAAAGGTCTTCATGTAACTTCAGAGCTTAACGATTACAATTCTGTACTATGCAGCATAAAAAACCATAAGAATGGGTGATGCATATTTTGTATAGCGTGCAACCCCCTATTTACTCACATAATGAATATAAATGTTCAAGATTCTCTTATGATTAAACAAACCCGCCGAAGCGGGGTCTCATTGAGGGGATTTTTCGGCGACCTTGCTGTGAACTTCCCACAGGCTAATGCCACAGCTCGCGCAGAAGTTGGCAAGGTAGTCCAGGCCAGACCACTCGCGAATCCCTCCGCGAGCAGCCTCCACAAACACAGCTATATCTTTACCCCGCCATAAGCCGAACAATCGCCAGCCGCCACCATCGGGACTTTTTACGGCGGCTATGCGCGTTAATACGCCGGTCTGATACAGCTCAGTGAAGGCCGGTTTCTTTCTGGTTATCATTCGCATAAATACAAACCTGTGATTTGTTGATAACAAATAGCGTGTTTGCGTTTTATGGTTTCACCTCCCGTGGAGTATCCGGATATGCGCTGCCTTCCTGACCAGGTTCATTGCTCCCGGTGCAGGCATTTCTATGGTCATTTGCCCGCGGGCATCTCTTATTCCCGCAATCAGGGCACACCACAAAGCGCATATCGTTCAAGACCACAGGTCGGCATGTGAGACACCAGCAATCAGGCTTTTGCTCGCTTACCGGAATCCATCCCGGAATAATTTCAGGAATATTTTGTGGTGCGTTTTGTGGTTGAGCCTTGAGCCTGGCGGCGCGGCAGGCGTCATGGCCTGCTTTAAAAATTGCGCCAATGTTGGTGGTAGGCAGACCGTAGGCAATAATGGTTGCTGTCTCTATGGTAATTTCCTCAGGTACTGCCGGGGCTGGCTGCGCAATAAGCGCTTTGAACTCCTCAATTCGCGCCTGAAACTCCACTCTCTCTTCCGGTGACAGCGCCGCCATATCAGATTCGTGTACGGCCCTGCGTGCTAGTGCGGCAAGCATAGTGCTGGTTTTAATGCCCTTACCGAAACGCAGTCCCGGCTCTAATAACACAGAGCATGGCAGCCTATCAGGGTATTCGGCGCTTACCACCGGAGCCGTCAGGTTAGCGAAAACAGCTCGCAATCCTGTTTTAATCTCCTCCACATCATCAGCACCAATCATGCTATCGGTTAGCGCATGATGGAATGCATAGGCCATGTCATCGGTTACCGTTATCGACTCACACGTTGGCGCTGGCTGCGCGTGGCGATAGAGCGGCAGTACAGCCACATCACCATCTGTTGCGACAAATTCTGCCCGGCATTTATCGCTTGTAACATACCATTGCTCACGATAGTGCCAAGTCCATGCCACCGGCTCGCTGTCCATTGCGGCCAGCGCCATGCGGGCCAGCATTTTGATACTCTCGATATCGCTCGGGTTAAGGACTTGCCCTATCTTCAGGCCGTAGAGAGACTGCACACGCTCTTCTCTGGTTAATTTGCTGGTCATTGGTGGGTTCCTTCTGCCTGATACTTTTCGAACCAGAACACTACCGGCGCGTTAGTTGGTTGAACCAAGCCGAATGATTCCGCTGTGCGGTAGCTTCTCGATCCCCGGCGGGTAACATCGACCTGAGTTGCAATGCGATTGCGAAAATCCTCAACCGTGCTGCACATTTTGAACAGGTTGCAGGGGATGCATGCCGGTACCATATTGCTGACCGTATCGTTTTCTGGCCTGTCCATTGCGTAGCCGTTACTGATATTTCTTCGTACAGCTTCGACGTGGTCAGCGTGCCATTTATCGCCAAGCTCACAGCCGCAGTAAGCGCAGCGCCCGCCAAACTTCATGCGCAGCTCTGCGCGCTGTTTTTTGGTCAGTGCCATCACTCAGCCTCCACCTTGATGCCAGCGGCGGCACGTTCAGCCTCGCTCTGTTCCCAAAACCACTTGTGAAGCGCCATAAGCTCTTCATCGAGCGGAGCATATTTGCGGTCGAAATAGGCCTGTGCGTCTTTCTCCGCTTCATCAGGCAATTCGCCTGGCCCGAAGAGCGTGTTATAAATCCACGCCAGCCCGTTTTTAGCATCGCCAGTGGCCTGCCATTCGATGATTGCAGCCTGCATAACCAGGATATCTTTCCCGATCAGCAGATCGAGCTGCTGATAGCGCTTACGGATATATTCCTTTTGCGCTTCAAGTTCTGCGTTGCGCTGCTGCGCCTTCTCCAGCGCCTCTACCAGCGCATCAACGTAGCCAGCGGCACGAATGGCAAACTCAGTGATTGATAGCTCAGCGTCAGTTTCTTTCCCGTAGCTTTCGTACTCCGACACAACGGCAAAATAGTCAGAATCAATTTCGTTATCTGCCAGATGGCGTAGCAGGTCGGCTGTCTGCTGCCCGTTTGCAATCAGCAATTCGTTCCGCTGCGCCAGTTCGGTGATATCAGTCATGGCTGGCCTCCCCAAGCACCCAGCGCAGAGCCGCAGCATAATCGCCAGTGGCACCTTCGAGGGCTTTTGTGATTTCTTTGCGTGATTTGAGACGTGGCTTAGTTTCGCCAAGAACAGCGCGCTGCCGACGGGCTTTTTCGTGGCCAGTTGTGCCTGCGGTCGCCTGCTCGATTTCCGCTACCTTTTCCCGCTGTTCTTCGGGTTTCAGTGACGCCAGTTGACGCGCCTGTGTAACCGTCACTGTGCCGGACTCTACAGCGTCTTTGACTGCCTGGGTGGCATCCAGCAGTGACAGGGTTGCACGTACGGTCTGGACACTCACGCCAAACATCAGCGCTAAATCGTCCTCGTCGTGCCCGCGCTCCAGCGCATCAGCCATTTTCTTTGCTCGGCCCAGTGGTGTATCTGCCTGGCGGATTTCGTTAGCGCTCACCATCGCCTGCGCCATGCGAACGGCTGAACCGCGTTTAGTTACCGCAGGAACCAGTAATGGAGATTCACCCTGTTTAACCAGGCGCTTATTAGCCTCCAGGGTATGACGCACGCGCTGACGACCATCCACCACACAGGCCAGCCCGCTTTCGGGGTCTTTCCAGACGATAATCGGCTCAAGAACGCCCTGGTCCATAATGTTCAGTACCATTGCTTCGCTGATAGGCAGGTGGATACGCTCATCGTAAAGCGGGTGTGTTTTGTCGGTAACCAAGTGCAGGTTTTCCGGTTCGAACATCAGAACGTTGGTTTTTCCGCTGGCGCCATACGCGTCGATCGAGTTTTTAGCCATTTTTCACTTCACCTTTTTTCTGTTCGACCTGCTGAGACCATTTTTCAATCAGCCGGATTTTCGATTTGCTCTTGCCACCAGCCCAGTAGCTATCCTGTACGCGGAGATGTCCGTAAGGGCATCTCAGGGCCCCCGAACAGGCGCCAGCCTGGTAATCCCGAAAATAAAACTCCGCAGCTGAACCACAGACCGGGCAATCAGGTATCTCTCGCATTACCGGGTCACCTCGCGGATTTTCTGGAATTTAGTGCCGTGGTGCGGATTGCCAGGATTAGTAACCTTCGAATTCATAAACCCGGCGGCCACCAGACGTTCACAGCGGTAGCGAGGGCGATCAACGAAACCAGCCAGGGACTGCCACTCAACCAGACGCCAACCGGCACAGACTGGAGCAGTTTGATATCCAGCGCTGTGAGTTTGCTGGTTACCGCTACGGGCTCGGTGCTTCCACCCGGCATCCAGTAGCCATTCAGGTTTTGCGCTTTGCCTTCGCGCTCCAGCACCATCAGGCGGGCCAGCATTTCAGGTGCTGTCAGGTCGAAATAGACAGCCAGCTCACGGCAGGTGACTTTCTCCAGTTCTTTCAGCACGTCAGTAATTTTTTCCATCAGAGATATCCTCACGGTTAAATTTGTTAGCCCCGGAAACCTTTCGGGATGTCGGTATCCAGTTTGCTGCTCACACCGAACGAGCTGCCGGTTGCCAGGTTTGCCGGGCATAACTTCAGAGCCAGCTCCTGCCATTTGCTGCGTAGGGTTTTCACGGATTGAACTCGGGAGCACCAGAACTGATCGCGCTGAATGCGCTCAATCATGGTGCGGATTTGGTCATGGCTGCAGCCGTGCTCCTGGCGCAGCATGCAAATTTCTTGCGCCCAGGCTGAGAAGTTCGGCTCTCTTGGTTTTGCCAGAGTGCCGTCGAACTCTGCTGCGCGTTCGTACAGCTCGATGATGGTCGACCAGAACCACGTAGCGAGGTCGAAATCGTCATCGGTAGCCAGGTTACTGGCTTCGGTAGCGTCAGGAATGACTGCTTCCGGGATGACAGTTTTTTGAGTCGATTCAGAAAAGTTATCCACAGGAGAAATCTCTCCCGCGTGGTTTTTATGATCTGTATGTAATGATCTGTTTTTAAGATCTGTATAGAGATAGGATTCGGCTTGAGAGCCGTTTCCAGGATTCGGCTCATGAGCCGTTTCCATTCGGCTCTTGGGACGAATGCATTCGGCTTGAGAGCCGTTTCCATTATTTTCAGTAACTTGCTTCGATTCGGCTTTTGCGCCGATTGCATTCGGCTTATAAGCCGTTTCCATTACTTTCAGTGACTTATTCCCATTCGGCTCTTGAGCCGAATCCAGTATTTGCGGGAATATCCGTGAAATCAGCGCTTCCTGGTCAATTCGGTAATGCTTTTTGGGTGTTCCACCGACCTGGCGAAGCTCTTCTTCGATGACGCCTGACAGGTACTGATCCGTAATTTTGAACATCGCTTTTCGGACAACATCGCCATCTTTAGCGCGTACCTCTTTCGCAAGCGCCGCATGCTCCTTGTAAAACCAGCCATCATCCAGACTCGACTTACCCGACCAGAACACCAGTTGGTTGAGAATCGCTGCCAGCAAATGCTGCTGCCTGTCTCCTGCAAAGAAATCCAGATACGGGCCGGGAATCGTTATGCAGTTCCCCTGCCCTGACATGGCCTGAACAATTTCAAAGACCTGATTGCTCATACCAAAACCTCATTGTGTAGCCGTAAAAACTCACGTAACCCCATCCAGCCAACAGTTCCGCAGTCTCTCCGATAGGAAACGTCTTTCTCAGTTGCCGTGAGTACCGTCACCATGTGCCCCTTGTGTCTGTGCTGAAAGCGTGCTCCCGCCTTGGGTATCCCGTTACTTGCGCAATCCCCTTCGGATGGCACATACGACGGATAAGCCTTTTTAAGGCGTGCAATCAATTCAGCAGCAGACTGGTTACACATAGCCACCTCCGGAATCAGTGGTACTTCGGCACTTCAACAGCTCCAGGCTGATAAGCCTTGCTGTAGACGGCTTCAATAGCGTCATCGTGAGCATCAATTGCCGTTCCAATAGCGTGCTGAGCCGCAAGCAGCGCCCGGCGCTCAATGGTGTCGTAGATGCTTAGCCGGTGACGGATTTCACGCGGCAGAACACGCAGGATTGCCGGGAGCAGCAAACGGATTTTCTCGCGCTGTAGTTCGGTCTCACCTTTCAGCCAGCGGTGGAAAATGTTTTGCTGGTTACTCCAGGTTTTCCCCGGCACCAGGCGCAGTTGATCGCCACCAATACGTGCATATTCTTCAGCGATAGCATTTGCCGCGAACGCCTGACCAACTTCCGCAGCCCATGCCAGCAGGACCATTTCAACGTGCTCGTGTTTGATTTCCATCAATCAGACTCCTTCCGGCGCTTGGTGATAATTTCTTCTGTAAGCCCACTAATTGGCGTGGGGTGAAGATCTGGGCGAAGTTCATGAGGTGTGACTACCCAGCCCCCCATACGGCAGAGCGGGATAACGCGATCGCTGGGGACACAATTACGGTTAATCCAATTTGCTACTGACTGGCTCGACTTGAAGTTGAACATTCGGGCGACGTAGGACACGTTACCAATCGCTTTAACGGCCTTTTCCGTAATGTTTTTGTATGGTGTAAGCATTCTTACCTCCTGTTAGTTGGTAAGTAGAGAATGCTACACAAAGTAGAGAATTTCAACTACTTAAAATAGAAATGACTAAAAAGACGCTCTGCCGTAATCTTCTACCTATGGTAGAAAAAACGAATAAACATCAAGACTTCGCAGATCGACTTAACTTAGAGATGAGTAAAAAAAACTTGTCTGTTAAGCAGTTAAGTCAGGCGGGACAAGTAACTTACGAAATGGCTAGGCGGTATACGCTCGGCACGGCCAAGCCACGCGATGAAAAGCTGATAAGAATTGCGGAGTGGCTAAACGTACCTCCCGCATGGCTGGACTACGGGGCTACTGAGGCTGCTACTGAATCCGACACTTTTCAGGAAATCGGCACAGATTTCCATTACGATAAGCCTGATGAATCAGAGTTCGCCAACCTTAGCGATGAGGAAAAACGCTTGCTCCGGGTATTTAGAAAATTCCCCGATGCAGAAGCTAACAACATGCTCCTAGCCTTTGAGATCCGCTATAAGAAGCTCCTAGAATTTTACAGCGAGTACGCTGATCCTGACAAAAAATAGCTAACGCCCACCACTAACAAAACCCAGCTCTGCTGGGTTTTTTTGTGCCTACCCCTCACGAAAGCAACTCATAGTAGACATAAATTTCTACTTTAGGTGTTGACCAATCTACTTTATGTTGTATTCTTCTACTTATCGACACAACGGTGCGATAGGTTAAACGTTCCGCTACCCGGCGATAAGGGCTAACTAACGAGGTGAATATGGAAAGCAAAGATCTGGTGGTGATTAACGGTCAACTGTGCAGCAAAGACGTTGCCATGCTGATTATTGAGAAGGTTTTACCTACCGTTCTTGTGGTGGTGGCTGAAAAGGTGAGGGACAGGCGAACCAAGGATGAAGTGAAAGAAGCAGCCACAACCGTAGTTGAAGCCGCTATATCGGCAATTAGTTTGAAGAGCCTAGTTGCTCCCAAGTCTTGATCGCTTTCGCACTTTCCTCTTCCTCACGCTTTGTAAGCAGGGAGAGAAAATCAACCTCAGAGCGGTCGACTTCATAAAGGAACTCTTCAGGGGTGATTTCTTTGGGTTGAGTTGATGCGTAAACAACGGCCAAAAGCCAAGCCTTATCATCTTTATTCATGATTTACCTTTGCTGGTTGTGTGAGAACTCCAGCATACCACCGAGCCTGAAGTGGTGAAAAGACAGGCAAATAACAGACCTTGCAATGCAGTGAATGCGGCTATGCGCACGCGGTTCAGTTAAAGCAGTACCACTTGTTTCCTAAAGTGGGGTGGAAAGAAAGCTGCCGATATCAGTTGTTAACTGGCTGGTATCACCGGGAGGCACCCGGCACTGCATTGCAAGGTCTGTTGGTACTCAAATTCACATGACAGTGAGGGTAGCAAATGATCCGCGAACATGAAGTTCCTGCATGGCACCGGTTCTGCATAAAGGTTGCCTTGTTCTTGGCTGTAGTTGTCGTTATCAGCTTCCCATTCTGGAGTAACAAATGAGCAAAAACGGCATTCGTTCCCTGTTAATCGCGATGGCCATCGGATTGGTTTTCTGGGGTGGGCTGGCTGTCGAAATTATGTATATCAAAGGGGTGTTCAATGGCTAATTTACTGCATGGCAACCCGGCTTTTAAAGCGGCACAAAGCAAGCTGGCTATTGCTCAATTTATTGGCAATAGTGAAATGTGGTCAGAGGCTTTTTCCTCAATGAAAGATATTTATGAGGAAGCAAAGCACACAGAAGATTTTATGTTTTGCGGTCGCGAAGAATCTCTCTCAGCCCTGAAATTCAATGACGTTATTTTGAATTATGACATGTATGGCGACTTGGTTTCTGTTAACGCAGATTCTGGCAATGCACGTTACAAAATAAACACTGAAGTTTCTTACTAATACCAGCGCCATTTATTTAATGCCTTAACTGGCAGGTATTAACACACATTAAATTTAACCGGAGATAGATAAATGGAAGAATTAAAGTTGCACTGTCATGGTTGCGGCGGTTCTTTTGCTCGCGATGAGCTGCAATATCGCCCATCTGGCAGGGGTGCTTATCGGAGGGACTTTTATTTCTGCCCGGTATGCAATGAGAAAGAAAAGCAGAAAATCGCCCTCTCCGCTGCCGCCTCCTCGTTTCGTAAAACCTTGCCGTCACGCCCAGGACACCTTGCACACAAGCGCTGGTAGATGACGGATGATAATCACATCCAACCGTATTCCATCGCATGTAAATGAAAAGGCATCGCATGTTCTGAGCTTGTACAGCAAGGGAGATATAAAGCCATGCCGAATCAAATGCGGGAATTTAAGTTTAAAGATTGGCAGAAAATGGCGCTTATTATCCCGCAATAACGGAACATGCTGGGAAGTTATGAGCCATGAAAAATACAATCAACTCAAAGACAGGAAAGCACAATCATGAAAATAGAATTCAATGATCAAGGGTCGGATTCAGTCATCACATTAACAAGCACTGTATTTGAATTCCGTCTTCATAACCGCGTTGTTGATACGGCGCTATTTCTTGCCCCTTCCGTTCGTGCTAAGCGTAGCGGTTTCTTTGTTTTAAAAACGGTAATTACCGGTAAAACCTCTCACGTACTGCGTGCGTATAAAGCGATTAAAGCGGAGGCATCACGATGAAAGAGCGCGGGATGATTTTCAACTCTGAAATGGTACGGGCCATCCTCGACGGTCGGAAGACGCAGACCAGGCGGATTATGAAGGTACAGCCGGAATCCAACCAGCTTGGCTTGCTGCTTATCACTGACTCAACCAAGCACAGTGACATTGGCAAATACCATTGGGCGGAATCTAACGCTACTGGTAACCATGTGCGTTCAAAGCTTTTCTCATCCCCGTTCGGCGCCGTCGGCGAACGTATCTGGGTGCGTGAAACATGGGCGACCCTGGGCAATGAAGACGGCTGTTATGTCGATTGGGAAGATAATCTTTGCAAAGGAGATGAGCGCTCAGCGGCAAGGATTTACCGCGCCAGCTGCGAGCAGAGACCAGGTGATTACGGCCTGTGGTCTGTTCCCGATGACGCCTACTGGAAACCACATACCAAAGAGCACAAGTTCGAAGGAGCATGGCGCCCGTCAATCCACATGCCGCGCTGGGCCAGCCGCATTCTGCTGGAAATCACCGACGTGCGGGTTGAGCGGCTGAACGCTATCAGCGAAGAGGACGCACAACGCGAGGGAGTTCATACCGAGGTATGGGACCAGACAGTAGTCGCAAGGAATTACGCAGCCCGTGATGAGTTTTTCCAGTTTTGGTCAGAGGACATGCCCCACTACGTCGAAATGAATCAACTTTATCGGTCCTCATTCAGAAGCCTGTGGGAATCCATCTATGGCGCCGAGAACTGGCTGGCCAACCCCTGGGTTTGGGTTATCGAGTTCAAGCACGTTGAAGGCGGGGCAGCATGAGCGCAGAAATCATCGATCAGGCAAACGAGCTGGCAGAGCGCCGGCTGGAAATGACCATCCAGAACATGCGCATCAACCATGCGGCGGTATCTGCTACTCACTGCCGCGACTGCGGGGAAGAGATACCCGAGGGGCGCCGGGAACTGGTGGCAGGATGTCAGCGCTGCGCTGACTGTCAAGAAGAAGAGGAATTACGCGGTAAGCATCGGAGGTGATATGGCATCTGACAAACCGATAACAGCACAGCAGGCCGCCGATTTGCTCATCGTGTCTGCGCGGGTGATCTACCGCCTAATTGATTCTGGAGAACTCGCCGGCCGCAAGGTCGGCAACAAGTACAGAACGACCGAGGCGGCGTGTATTGCATATTTGAAAACCCCGCGCGATCCTGTCATCGCGAACGCGGGTGAACATAAAGGAGAAGTTTTATGTCAATCACCCTCAGGGGCGGCGTGTGGCACTGTCATTTCTTTACGCCGTCAGGAAAAAGAGTTAGGCGATCTCTTGGCACGGGGGACAAAAAGCAGGCTCAGGAGCTCCACGACAAGCTGAAGGCGGAAGCGTGGCGGGTTGACCAGATCGGCGACCTGCCCGTAAGAACCTTCGAAGAGTGCTGCATCCGGTGGCTGCGGGAAAAGGACCATAAGCGATCGCTGGATGATGACAAAACCAAAATTGAGTTTTGGCTGCAGCATTTTTCCGGCCGTGATGTCTCGAAGATAACGGCGGAGGAAGTTCACGAAGCCGTTAATGGGATGATCAACCGTAAGCACCTGCAGGTTTGGGAGAGTAAACGTGATTCCGCGTTGAGGAAGGGTAAGCCGGTTCCGGAGTACAAGCCACGGCAGGTTTCGCAGGCGACGAAGGCGCAACACCTTTCCTTCATTCGATCCCTTCTCAGGGCCGCGGCGAATGACTGGGGCTGGATAAAAACAGCTCCTGTTATCAAAACCCGCAAGCCGATCAGTAAGCGGATACGGTGGCTGACCAGAGAAGAAGCTGAGCGGTTGATTGAGTGCATGCCGGAGAGCATTAAGCCAGTGGTGATATTTGCACTGGCAACCGGCCTGCGCCGCTCAAACATCATCGGGCTTGAGTGGCAGCAGGTCGATATGCAGAGAAAGGTTGCATGGGTAAATCCGGAGAACGCAAAAGCGGGCAAGGCGATTGGCGTAGCTCTGAATGATACCGCATGCAGGGTGTTAAGGGATCAGATAGGGAAGCATTCCCGGTGGGTGTTCGTTCACACTACGGCAAAGCATCGCCCTGATGGGACACTGACGCCCGCAGTTAGAAAAATGCGGGTGGATGACAATAACGCCTGGCGCGCCGGGTTGAAAAAAGCGGGGATCGAGGATTTCCGTTTTCACGACCTCCGGCACACCTGGGCGAGCTGGCTGATCCAGTCCGGCGTCCCGCTTTCTGTTTTACAGGAAATGGGAGGATGGGAGAGCATCGAGATGGTGCGTCGTTATGCTCACCTGGCGCCGAACCACCTGACCGAACACGCACGGAAAATTGACGCCATTTTTGGCGCTAGCGACACAAATACGACACAAGGAGGAAATCAGGCTGGTTTAAAACTGGCGTAAGTTGTTGTTTCTTAATGGCACGCCCTACAGGATTCGAACCTGTGACCTACGGCTTAGAAGGCCGTTGCTCTATCCAGCTGAGCTAAGGGCGCCCTGAGAAGCAAGTGCTTCGCGGAGTGAAACGCGTGGAATTATACGGTCCACGTCGGTCGAGTCAATCCATTTTGCCAGGAAACTGCGGGGCTTATACGACGCTGGCGAAATATCCCCCACCAACTGTACAAGAAGCATACCGCCGGGGCTAATGCGCGCGTAAATCGACTCAGTGGCCAGGCGCAACGCACCAATAACCATGCAATAACCATGGTCATAACAGGCTAAATTAGCCTCAGACAGGATAAAACAGCAAACGAGGACTGACAGCGAGGCCCGCTTCTGACAAAATATCCTCATCCCCCTTTCGTAAAGATACAGATGGAATCCTCTCTCTGATGGCAGCAAAAATTATTGACGGTAAAACGATTGCGCAGCAGGTACGCTCTGAGGTTGCGGAAAAAGTGAAGGCTCGCGTTGCGGCCGGAAAACGCGCCCCTGGGCTGGCCGTCGTGCTGGTCGGCAGCAACCCGGCCTCGCAGATTTATGTCGGCAGCAAGCGCAAAGCATGTGAAGAAGTGGGCTTCGTCTCCCGCTCTTACGATCTCCCGGAAACCACCAGCGAAGCCGAGCTGCTGGAGCTTATCGACACTCTGAATGCCGATAAGACCATCGACGGTATTCTGGTTCAGCTGCCCCTGCCGGCAGGGATCGATAACGTCAAAGTTCTCGAGCGCATCGCGCCGGATAAAGACGTCGACGGCTTCCATCCTTACAACGTTGGCCGCCTGTGCCAGCGCGCGCCGCGCCTGCGTCCGTGCACTCCGCGCGGTATCGTGACCTTGCTGGAACGCTACAATATCGACACCTACGGCCTCAATGCGGTGGTCATTGGCGCCTCCAATATCGTCGGTCGCCCGATGAGCATGGAGCTGCTGCTGGCCGGCTGCACCACCACCGTCACCCACCGCTTTACAAAAAACCTGCGTCATCATGTCGAAAACGCCGACCTGCTGATCGTCGCGGTGGGCAAACCGGGCTTTATTCCTGGCGAGTGGATTAAAGAAGGGGCGATTGTGGTCGATGTCGGCATCAACCGTCTGGAAAGCGGCAAAGTGGTCGGCGACGTGGTGTATGAAGATGCCGCCGAACGCGCGTCCTACATCACCCCGGTTCCCGGCGGCGTTGGCCCGATGACCGTCGCCACCCTGATCCAGAACACGCTGCAGGCGTGCGAAGAGTATCACGACGTTGAGGAGGCCTGA